CCCTTCTGCGTTGCCGTCCCTGACACCTGTCAGGGTGCAGCGCGGGTCTCGCGCGCGCGCATGGTCCGCACATGCGGCGCACCTCTCACCTCGCAGACCTGGCCGGCAAGCTGATCCCGTATTGGTGGCTGCCGTGGCTGCTCGTGTTCGGCGCGCTGCGCGCCTTCGCGCACACCGCGCCCTCGGGCACCTGGCAATACGACCTGGCCTGTTGCAGCGAGCGTGACTGCGCGCCGGTGCCCGCGCGCTTCATCCGCGCCACGCCGCAGGGCTTCGCCATTCACATTCCCGCCGGCGCGCACCCCTTCGTGCAGGGCACGGCGCTGACCGCGCTGGTGCCGCACCAGGACGGCCGCGTGCGCCCCAGCGGCGACGGCCAGCACCACGCCTGCATCAGCCCGGCCCGCACGGTGCTGTGCATCTACATCCCGCCCGGAGGCGTCTGATGTTCGACCTGCACAATCCCTGCGGCGTGCCGCGCCAACCCAACATCGAATGGCACGGCCAGCAGCCCGACCAGCACCACCCCGAGCTGGTGGCGTTTTGCGGCCCGGCCTGGTCGGTGCGCGCCACGGCGCGGCAGCTGCTGGCGCTGGGCCGGCACGGCCGTGTGGTCACGCCGGCCAGCCTGGCGCTGGCCATGGGCCTGGGCGCCATCACCCGCCTGTGCGCCGCGCTGAACGCCGGCGCCGAGTACGGCATCGACCTGAACGACGTGCCGACCATGCGCGCGGCCATCCGCGCCATCGCGGCCGAACGCACAGGTGCGACGCTCGACGACGCGACGCTCGACGAAGGCCTGATCCAGGCCCGCATCCTCGAACCGAAGGACTGAACCATGGACGGTGTGTTCGCCATCAACCTCGGCCCGCTGCTGGACGTGATCAGCAGCCTGCTGTTCGCCGTGCTGTCCGGCCTGGCGGTCTATGCGCTGGGCCGCGTGATGTCGTGGCTGAAAATCAGCGAGGACGAGAAGGTCCGCGCCTACCTTGAAACGGCCATTCAGGGCGGGCTGAACTTCGCCCGCGCCAAGGCCGGCGCCTACACCGGCCAGATCAGTGTCAGCACCAAAAGCCAAATGGTCGCCGACGCCGTGAACTACCTGACCGAACGCGTGCCCGACGCGCTGAAGCGCTTCGGCATCGACGAGACGGCGGCGCGGAACCTGATCCTGGCCCGCCTGGGTGCCGCGCCCGCGAAGGCGCCCTGAGCCGCGCATGAGCGCGTTGCTCGAAACCCTGCGCGGGCTGCTGGCCGCACTCGCCCACGCGCTGCCCACCCTGCTGGCCTATGTCGCCGGCAGGTCGCGCGTGCAGGCCAGCGAAGCCCAGGCCGACGCCAGGATTGCCACCGCGCAGGCCGCGCGCGCAGCTGAACCCCCGAAGGTGCCGAATGCGATCATTGAGCGCATGCGCGCTGGCAAGCTTTAGCATGCTGGCCAGTTGCGCCAGCGCGCCGCCGCCGCCGTGCCCGCCCTGGCCCGTGGCCGGCCCCGCCGTGGCCAGCGAACTGGTGCGCCTGCCGGAAGCCCAGTACCCCGCCACCTGGGGCTGGATCGCGCGGCTGGACGTGCTGCGCGACCAGCTGGAGATCTGCCGTGGTGAGGCGCCGTGAGCATTAGCCCCGACATCCTCAGCGCCACCAACACGGTGCTCAGCCTGGTGACCGCCCTGGCCGCGATCGGCTGGGGCTTCCTGATGCTGCGGCTGAAAAGCGAGTTCGCCAGCCGCGCCGACCTGGCGGCCGCGCAGCTGCGCGTGAGCGAGCTTGGCGATCGCGTCGGCCGCCTGGAGGCCGAGCTGCGGCTGCTGCCCGGCCACGAAACCGTGCGCAACCTGACCGAACGGGTGGGCGAGCTGCACAGCGACCTGGCGGGCATGGGCAGCACGCTGAACGCCATGGTCAAGAACTTCGACGCGGTCCGCCACCAGCTGGACCTGGTGCAGCAGCACCTGCTGGCCGACCGGCGCGATCGGAACAGCCGATGATTGCCTTCGCGCAGATGATGGCCGAGGATCGGCGCCTGTCCATTCTGCTGCTGCTGGACGACGCGATCGCGGCGAACGAAGCGCTGTTGCAGACCGCGCTGTCGAACTTCGGGCACAGGCCCAGCGCCGACCAGGTCGCCGGCGACATCGCCTGGCTCGCCGAACAGGGGCTGGTCACCACCTCGGGCCTGGCGGGCCTGGTGGTGGCCAAGATCACCCAGCGCGGGTCCGACGTGGCGAACGGCCGCGCCGTGGTGCCCGGCGTGCAGCGTCCGCGCCCATGACCCCGCCGCGCAGCAGCCCGCGATGACCAGGCGCAGCACCGTGGCGCGCCTGGACCCGCGCGTGCGGGAAGCGGTGGACGCCGCCATTCGCGAAGGCCGCGCCACGATCGACGAGCTGGTGGCGCTGATCGCGGCGCATGGCGGCGCAGCCAGCCGCAGCGCCGTGGGCCGCTACAAGAAGACGTTCGAGGACAGCCTGAAGCGCTACCGCGAGGCGCAGGAAGTGGCCGGCCGGTGGGTGGCGCAGTTCCGCGAAAACGCGGACGGCGACGTGGGCCGCCTGTTGGCGGAAATGCTGAAGACGCTGGCCTTCCAAAGCCTGGCCGACGCCGAGGACCTGGACGGCAAGGAACTGTATTTCCTGAGCACCGCCATCAAGAACCTGGCCAGCATCGACCGCCTCAAGGCCGAGGCCGAGGCGAAGGCGCTGGAGCGCACCAAGGCCGCCCTGGGCACCGCGATCGCCAGGCTCGACGCGGAACCTGGTGGCACGCCAGGCCGCATCCCGCAGGAGGCGCTGGCCCGCATCCGCGCGGAGGTGTACGGCATTCTCGATTTGCCGGGCCAGCCATGAGCGGTGGCAGCCGCGTGGGTGTCGAGCTGGCCGTGTCGATCGCGCCGGCCGAGCACCTGGTCGTTGTCGCCATGACCTCTGAGCGGTTCGGCACGACCGAGGCGTACTTCAACCTGGCGCAGGCGCGGGAGCTGGTCGAAATCCTGCGCACCGCCATCGGCAAGCTGGGCGCGGCATCGCCGCCAGGCCACGCATGACCGCCCCGGCCATTCGCCTGTACCCGTATCAGCGGCGGTGGTTCATGGACCGCAGCCGCTTCAAGCTGGCCATGTACGCGCGCCAGACCGGCAAGACCTTCACCACCACCGCCGAAATCGTGGACGACTGCTACCAGGCCATGAGCGAGGGCACGCGCGCGCGCTGGGTCATCCTCAGCCGCGGCGAACGCCAGGCCCAGGAAGCCATGGACGAAGGCATCAAGCGCCACGCCGCGGCGTACAACATGGCGCTGGAAAGCCTGGAGTACGAATGGGTGTGCGACCAGACTAAGGTGAAGGCGCTGGAGGTCACGCTGCCCGGCGGGTCCAAGATCACCGCGTTGCCGGCCAACCCGGACACCGCCCGCGGCTTCAGCGCCAACGTGTTCCTGGACGAGTTCGCCTTCCACAAGGACAGCCGGGCGATCTGGAAGGCGCTGTTCCCGGTGATCAGCGCCGGGCACAAGCTGCGGGTGGCCAGCACGCCGAACGGCAAGGGCAACAAGTTCTACGAGCTCGTGTCCGCCACCGACCCCGCCTGGTCGCGCCACGTGGTCGACATTCACCAGGCCGTGGCCGATGGCCTGCCGCGTGACATTCCCGCACTGCGCGCCGCGATCGCGGATGAAGACGCCTGGGCGCAGGAGTTCGAGCTCAAGTTCCTGGACGAGGCCAGCGCCTGGCTGAGCTACGAGCTGATCTCCTCGGTCGAGCATGACCTGGCTGGCATTCCCGCGCTTTATGCTGGCGGCCCGTGCTTCGTGGGCGTGGACATCGCGGCCCGCAACGACCTGTTCGTGATCTGGGTGTGGGAAGCCGTGGGCGACGTGCTGTGGTGCCGCGAGATCATCGAGGAGCGCCGCATCAAGTTCGCCCGCCAGGACCAGCTGCTGGACGACGTGTTCGCGCGCTACCGCGTGCTCAGCTGCGCCATGGACCAGACCGGCATGGGCGAAAAACCGGTCGAGGACGCGCAAGCCCGGCATGGGTCGATGCGGGTGCAGGGCGTGCTGTTCACGCTGCCGAACAAGCAAATGCTGGCCACCACCGGCAAGGAGGCCTTCGAGGATCGGCGCGTGCGCATCCCCGAGGGCCGGCCGGAACTGCGCGCCGACCTGCACAAGCTGCGGAAGGTCACGGGGCTTACCGGCGCGCCGCGCTTCCTGGCCGACAGCGACAGCGCCGGCCACGCCGACCGCACCTGGGCGGCCTTCCTGGGCATCGCCGCGGCCGCGCATCCGCCGGCGCCGATGGAACACCAGTCGGTGCCGCGCCAGGCAGCCAGCGCGGAGCCCACGCTCGGCAGGACATCGCCACGCCACGCGGAGTTCGTCACCGGCGCGCGAGACGCGCACGACATGAGGTTCGCCCCCTGATGGCCACCGCCCCGAAGGAATTGCGCCAGGAAATCGCCACCGCCAAGACCGACCCGTGGCGCTGGTGGGAGGGCGGCCGCATCACGTCCGCGGATCAGGTGCTGGCGCAGCGCGGCCAGGGCAAGGGCCTGTGGCTGTACGACGAGCTCGCCCGCGACCCCAAGGTCGGTGCCGCGCTGGACAAGCGGCGCCTGGCGCTGGTCGGCCGGGAATGGATGCTGGAACCGGCCGACGAAACGCCGCAGGCCCAGGCCGCGCACGACCTGGTGCAGCAGGCGCTGGATGCAATCGCGTTCAACCGCGTGGTCGGCAAGCTGCTGGAGGCCACGCTGAAGGGCATCGCCGTGGCCGAGGTGATGTGGCAGGCGCGCGACGGCGCCATCCTGCCCAGCCGCATCATCGCGCGCGACCCGCGCCGCTTCGCGTTCCGCGAGGTTGAGGACGCCGAGCCGGAACTGCGGCTGCTGACACAGGCCCAGCCGCTGGATGGCATTGCTGTCCCCGCCCGCAAGTTCGTTGTGCACCGCTACGGCGACCGCTACGACAACCCCTGGGGCATCGGCCTGGGCCAGCGGCTGTTCTGGCCGGTGTACTTCAAGCGCCAGGGCGTCGGCTTCTGGATGAGCGCGCTGGAGAAATTCGCCGCCCCCACGGCCGTGGGCAAGTATCCCGCCGGCACCAGCGACGCCGACCAGAAGAAGCTGCTGGACGCCGTGGCCGCGATCGCCAGCGAGGCCGCGGTGATCATCCCGGAGGGCATGATGGTCGAGCTGCTGGAGGCCAAGCGCGCCGGCGCGTTCGACACGTACGAAAGCCTGGCCCGCTACATGGACGAGGACATCGCGGTGGCGGTGTTCGGCGAGACCCTGACCACCAGCGCCGGCAGCAAGGGCAGCCAGGCGCTGGGCAAGGTGCATGACGGTGTGCGCCTGGAACTCATCCGCGCCGACGCCGACCTGCTGAGCGACACGCTGAACGGCGGCCTGGTGCGCTGGATCGTGGAGCTGAACCTGCCAGGCTATCCCGTGCCCCGCCTGTGGTGGGACGTGAGCGAGCCGGAGGATTTGAACGCGCGGGCCACGCGCGACAAGGCGCTGTTTGACGCTGGCTGGACCTTCACGCCCGAGCGCATGGCCGAGATCTAC